CGAGACTATAAGATTGCTCAAAATGCTGAGTTCGAAGATCCAAATGGTGACGGACGAGGTGATTTTGGTCTTATCGCTGAAGAAGGTGGTAAGCGTTGTGAGTGGTCGAAAACTGGTAAGTGCGACGTTCAGGGTCATCAACATGGCCCGTGGCAGGAGCGTTGCACTATCATTAATTGTGCTGGATGTGATAAATTTCATCCCAAGAAGAAGGAGACTAAAAATGTCCCTAAACAATTAGATAAGAAAGAAGAAGCCATCGCTAAACGGGTTGCTGAGAAACTGGCTGCAGATTTGCGAGCAAAACCAGTAAAGCAAGAGGGTCTAACTAATGGCCCCCGTTTCAACCTTAAGAATGCTAAGAAAGCTATAGGTTGGGCTGTGTCTAGCGATGGTTTCATGAATTGTCTTAAAACTATGAATATGATTGTTGTGTGCAAGCATTTGTGTCAGATGGGTGCTCAGGAAGTAAAGGTGATGTTCCGAAGAGGAGCTGAAATTGTTGAGTATATATTTCCATTAACCAGTGCAAAGCACTTTTCCTGGGATCTCTTGGCTTTCCCGTGTCCGGAAGCTTTAGCCTTTGTGCCGAATTTGAAGCATGCATTTACCAAGCAGGGTGACAAAGTTACGCTTGTTGCTTGGGACGCTGAAGAGGCGTTTTTGAAAGGTGAAGTTGCTTTCGACGTGGGTTATGTGAGAGATATCACTGTTGTGTCGATGGAAGAGAAGGGTTCTTATAGTGTTCCGATGGAGAAAAGGAGTGATTCGAAGCGTGCGTATTATACCGCTTCGTCGCAGGATGGTAATTGTTCTGCGCCCGTTTTAAATACCGATGGTAAATTGGTTGGGTTTCACAATTTTCGAACGACTGGAGGTGATAATGGTTTCTTACCTATCACTACTGAAATGGTCGCTGCTCTTAGCGGTCAAAATTTTCAGTCAGCCCAGTCCCCTCAGTACGTGTCTGGAAGCAATGGTATTCCAAATACATAGATAAAGATATCTTTTATGAGGGGGATGAACTGGGCTGTCCGTCTGAAGACCATCTACGGACACCGTCTGCCGTATTTGAACGCAATTTCACTTCAGGACACGTCGACTATTTGGGGCGTGTAAACAGATTTGTGAAATTTCGCGATCAGGGTACGATGAATAGAACTTTCCGAGATTATTGTGTACGAAATGATATTCCTGTTCCGAACGAATATCGCATGGTAATCCCTCATCTGGAGGCTGGGTTTCGGTCGTGTGCTAAGTACGACAAGCCTCCACCAGTGCAAATTGATGAATCCGCTTGGTTTTTGGCCAGGGAATGGACGTATCAACACTTCGCCCCGCATATGGGTGGCTCTAGAATTGTGAGTCAAGAAACAGTGAAGCAAGATATGGACAAGACCACTTCATGTGGTTATCCTTGGTCATTAGCCTTTCGGAATAAGACCGAATTCTTTGCTGATGAACGTGCGTCTAGAGTAATTGGTGATTACTGGGACCTTATTGCTACCGAGAGTGTAGAAGAGAGACCGGTGCCTATTTGGACGTGCGCGCAGAAGGTGGAGATTCGGCCATTGACAAAGTTGTTGGCTGGTAAGCATAGAACTTTTACGTCGAGCCCTATGGAATTGACGGCTGCAGGAGGCCGCTTGTATCTCGATATGAATAATCGTTTTTATGCTTCGAATGGTAAAACTTGGTCATGGGTTGGTG